AGTTTGCGCGCTGCCAGTAAGAATAGTGCCCATAGCAGAGGTTGTACCTTGACGAGCCGCTGTTTCACCTTGGAAGCGGGACATGTTTGCTTCGTTTTGAAAGTTTTCAGCTTGAAGTTCACCACCGTACAGGATAGCCAATTGTTCCATCGTGCCCTGAATGGTTGTATCTTCTTGCAAGTCTAGAAACGTACCGGACTTTCCAATACCGCTCGCGCCCCTTGCAGCATTTTGAGAACCAATAAGTCGGCGAAGCCGTTGAGCTTCGGCTTCTGACTCGTATTTTGCTTTTTCAAGAGCGGTCTGTTTGTTCCGCTCCATGATCTGCGCGTTGTAGTCAGCCGCCTTTTTAGCATCTTGGCCTGCTTGGTATTGACCATAGGCCTGCATCGCCGTACCGGCGACCATGGCGGTCAAGATCATAGTTTCAACACCCATCAAAGAACCTCACGTATCTGTAATGATCTTTCTGATCGGGACCCCACATACGCAGCGTCGATTCTTTCTGATACCCCAGCCACTCTAACCAGCGAATGGCGTGCAGTAGATCTGATGGTACAGTTGTTTGAAGTCGATGCAGTTTGAGTTCCCTTCCCAAAAATTCCTGGTTTAGCTTGATGTACTTTATACACTGAATCTTGTGTTTCGGAAATAGTGCGGACGGAATCAAATAGGATTCGGCCACGCCTTTCCAAATAGGAATGACCCCAGCAATAGCAATCGGTCTTGCGTCGACTACGGCCGTAAAAGAGATTGAACACTTCTCCAGTGCCAAACCATTGTGGAGTACGGGCCAGAGAGGTTTTATAAAGTCGAGGTGCCATGATTCAAATGGAACTACTATCATCGTTCAGAAACTGTCATTGCGTACATGATCGCCAAGATGGTGCAAGGATGCGGCGTGTCAGACTGCACAAGCAACTCAAATTGACGCTCAGGAGGGTGCTGCACGAGCACGCGTTTGTCACCCGTAAACAAGCGAATTGAACCCATAGGCATAGCCCCTGAACGGAAAGGAATAATTTCCAATGGAGCCCCGTTTGCGCCAAACTTAAGGTTGAAAGTGTCAACCAGGCGATAGGTGACCCGTTCAATACGGCGAATCTTGCCTTGAGAAGGACCTGTTTGTGTTTGAACCTCAGGATCAAGTGTTCTTACACGAGCAACGTAGGGCAGACCTACACTAACCTTTGAGGCAGAACGAGCCAACGTAATGGCCCCTGAGCTAACTACGCGGTCTGGATGAACAGCCCCATCAGCTAGGATCTGTACCGTCTCACCCTCAAGATGATCAAGACCGGACAAACTATTTACTGGGGGACCGTCGTAGCTGATGCCACTGTCGATGAAAAAAGCATCTTCAACAACCATGCCTTTGGCAGTATCAAAAGATTTCTCTAAGTATTCAACGTACTGTACAGTGGCGCCATCAACTGTTCTTTCAACGACGAGGTACAGCACCTCTTCTGATTCGTCGTTCTTAGGAATCACCGCAATACTTTTAACAAGAACGTCAGTACCCCCAATAATGTGTCGATGCCATGCCACAACTTCTTGGTCTGGCTCGTAAGTCAAGCAGCGCAATTCACCGGTTTGCAGCAACGTCCAGACTAAATTGTCAGGGGAACGAGCATAGGCGATTTGTTTGACGTTACCAGTTGTAATGTGCTCAGCAAGCAACGTAAGGTCAACAGAGGCATAGCCGTCAATGTTGATGTCATACGATAACTCACGTACTTTTAGGCGTGAACGGTCAATGTATAGAGTGGTCCTACTGGCGCCCACGGGACGTTCATTGGCCGTACCGTCAGTGGTTTCACGAGAGATGGTTGAGTTTGAGGGTGTCAATGCCTCGTAGTTTCGACCAGCAGACAGAATGAATGGACCATCAGACGTACCAAGCTGCAAACGCTTCTCACCATAAATCCAGCGAATCGCGTTCACCTGGTCAGTAGCAAGAGTAAAACTCAAACCTGAGTCATCAAGCACTTCAGCCTTTGCATTTGACGGACTAAAGGTTGCAAATTCCCCTGTGCGTGTTCCCCAAATGGTTGATGGTTTTGCTGTCGTAGCTGCAAAGAACAATCGTTCTTGGAAGAACGCGACGCACGTCGGCCAACCGAGCGCGTTTGACCAAGAACCAAGTCGCCAGTCTTTAGTAGCGTTGCCAGCGCCAGTTTGACCAAAAGGAAAGTCTGGATCAACAGATACAACAACCGTTGTTGGGTTTGTGTAGGCAGTAATCTTGCCTGCCCCCCAAACAGCGGGTGAACCGTTTTTAAATCGAAACCAGCGTCCAATGTCGGTGACTGCAAAAGCAGAACTACTTGCAGTAATGGTTGCAGAACCTGTCAAGCTTGAAGTGTGAACAGTAATAGCAGTTGTATTAACTTCGTTGTACGGGCCATCTCGTGGTTCATACAGGTTTAGTGCCCAGTTAGTGGGTCCTAAACGATTAAGTGTTCTTGGCTGATAATCCTTATGGACAAGATACAGCACATCAGCAGACTGAGTAAAGTCCAAGTCATCAAGATCGTTTTCTGTGTATGGCGAAATTAACTCATATGGAGCAGTGCCTGCACCATTAAGCAGCACAGCTTCATTGCGGTAGAAGCGCACATACAAGTGACCAAACTCAACAATGTAAGCCTGTTCAGTTGAAAAAATAAATGGGATCAGTTTTGTTTTCTTGTCTGCAAATTTTGTAGGCGCAAGATAACGAGTACCTGATCTCTTAGTAATGCCGCCGTGAGGGAAGATGATAAAGTTCTCGCAACGCTCAACAGAGGTTGCGTATTTTTGCAAGTCAACACGACCATACAGGCGAGGTGAAATCTCACCGCCTGTAAAGTTAGTTTGAATTGGCGTTGTACGAGACATCTATTACCACCTTGGAGGAGTCGTCAAACGAGAATCAGCAATACCAAAACGGCTGTTAAGCCAGTAGTCAGCATCAAGAACCTCTTGTGAGTTTTCTTGTGCGTCAACAAACTTAGCTTCACGCAGTTTTAGTTCATACAGTTGCCACATCTGCTCCATCGTAGTAGATGATTGCAACAATGGATGCGCAAGGTCTGCTGCCAAACGAGCAGCAAGAGCGTCAACCAACAAGGTATCATAGCTTGGCACGTCCGTAAGCAGAGCGATATATTTTATTTTCAACGTTGAACCATCGTAGAGAAGACGACGAGATTCAATTGAGTAACGTCCATTGACATCTTCAAGTGTCAGCAGCCTTAGAAAATCTGCTGGCAAAACAAATTGGTGAGTAAACTCGTAAGCTGGGATTACGTTATCAAGAGGCAAAGAGACACGCCTAACTAAGCAGTTCCAAGGATGGGCGCGAAACACGGCGGCTCTCGAGTCATCATAAAGACGACGAGACGTTGCTGCTGCCTTAGTTGGGTCAGACAACGAGTTAATGGGGTCTACACCCAACAATGTGAGTGATCTATTTACGACTTCAATGTCTGATGCTGCCATGTGTTTCTCCTAACAAAAACGGGAGATCAAGCCTCACGGCCCGATCCCCCGCACTACCGGTGTTCCTCTGACTTAGTCTAGTGTGTACAGGATCTGACCATTCAAAGTGGCTCCGTCTGGGATCGTGCCACCAGTAACTGTTGCGCGCACAGTAAAACCAGTGCGGCTAGACAGTTTGTTGGCATTCACACCATTGATAGAACCGGCAGTAGCAACTGACGTGTTCACCAGGAAGGCGTCGTCGTCAGCAGCAACCGCTGTATTTGAAAGGTTAGTATAACCTGTGTGACCGACTTTAACAACGCGAGACGCGCCAAGAGCCGAGTTGACAATCTTCACACCAATGATGCGAACAGTGCCACCAGGCATTTGGCAAAGAGTCACGGTATCGCCATCAGCGCCGGCACCTGACTGAGTAAAGTCAAATGCACGAACGCGAACGCGGCCATGCTCATCGCACACGTCATTCATCGTCGCAGGAACAGTCTGGGTGTTAGCGTATTGAGTGCTATTTTGATTAGCCATGACTATTCTCCTTATTCAGCGCAGATGATTTCGACGACCTTCTCTTCTTCCATACGGGTTGCGCCGAAGGAAGCAGAGACGTAGACTTGAGTCGAGTTGCGCTTGTCGCGGCGAGGACCAATGTCTGTGACGATGTCTTGACCAACGGCCAAGAGCAAACCAGACTGTGCCCAAACGAGAACGCGACGGTGGTTGGAAGCGTTAGTACGAACCAACTCAGTGCGAACAAACTCAAAGCCCATGAACGTGTTGAGTTCACCTTGTACCAAAGCGCGAACGGTGTTGTAGTCGGCGCTAGAAACTTCGGTGGTTTTCAACAGATCAGTCACTTGTTTTGCAGTTACTGCAATGTAACGGCGCTCAGTAGGATCAACCTCATTCTTGTCAAGGATTTCTTTTGCCTTGCGCAATTTTGCGATTGTCAAACCAGAGTTAGTTGCTGCGCCGGACTCAACATAGTCCACAGCGATTTGCTGCGAGCTAGGGAAAGTCACGGTAGTAGCACCAGTCTTGCCGGTATATACAGTACCAAATGCTGCATCAAAAACGATCTCGTCCATCTTACGACCGAGCGCATATGCTGCGTTTTGGCTGTAAGGTGAGCTAGGATCGATGAGCATACGAATGCGATCAGGACGATCGATCAGGTCAGCCCAATCGAAATCGCGCAGTGAAACGCGACGACGATCATGCGGCACATTGATCAACGGGGTGTCTTGATGGCGGCCTGTTACCTCCTGAGCAGTGGTCGCACCAATGCGGTCGTAGAACTCAAACTCAGCTGCCTGAGTTTCAGCACGTACGAGAGCACGCAGACGCGAGCCTTTCTGCTGGACGAGGTGTTCAACGTTGGCACGGTACTGCTGTACAAATGCCGTCGTAATTTGAATGGACATATGTCCTCCTCATTCAGTTAAAAAGTTAAAAACACGTTTGCCCGCAGAGGCTGCCCAAAATTCGGACCCCCACATACCCTTATGGCTAGGCGACACCCACGGACCCTTTCGGGTTGCCCGTAATTAGATAATACAGCAAAAACCAGAAAAATAAACTAGCCCAACATCCTACCTTTTCCGGGTTTGCCATCTTTATCTCGGACACTAGTCGTTCCCATATTGACTGTGCTAGTGTCGACAAACCGCATATCTTTCTGCACCTTCTTGACGACGTCATCAACGTCATCGTTGATTGGCTTAGCTTTCAACCGCTCAGCAAGAAGTTCGGACATACTCTTCTGAACCTCAGACGGCAGAGACGTAGACTTGACGGCGTCTCGGACAATCTGTTCCTTCTTGACTTCTTGAGAAGGCAGAGTGTTTACGACCATTTGCTGGAGTTCTTCTAAGTCTTTGGAATTTTTGCTGAGCAGTGTTTTCATAGCTGAGTTACCTCGTCTGGATAAGCGAAGCCAAACAGGTCTTGCATCTTCTGCACGGCTTCTTTGTGGCCAGTGGCTCCTGGGGTCATGTATGAGTTCATGAAGTCCTTGTCTCGCTGCATGCGAGCAATCTCTTGACGAGCGGTATCTGGAGTCATAGTCCAGCCGCGTGATTGACCTGGGCTTGCTAGGGCCTCTTGCATTTGTTGTCCAATCTTGGCAAACATCTTGACAAACATGGGATGGTCACCAAGGCCTGTTTGATCAAGCCATGTCATCAGTTCTTGACCGCCGAAGGTTTCAACTGCGCGAACGGCAAGATCAACGCGCTCATCAAAAGCTTTGCCAAACTCGCGTTTGACGTCGTTAACCCACTGCTCACGAGCAGCAGCACCGCCCTGAGTAACGGACTTATGTTGTTCACCGACGTAGGCGAAGTATTCTTTAAAAATACCCTCAGCTTGTTTTTGAGTCAAGCCATTAGAGTGGAAAATCTTTTTAAAGCGGTCGAGGGCTTCGGGTTGAAACTCCAAACCATCAGGCACGACGCCATTAGGTTCTAGTTTGTAGTTACCGTCGCCCGGGCGACCAAGTCGCTCGTAAAACATTTCCCATTCAGATGGATCAGAACCTTCGCCAGGAATAGCGATCTTGTCCTTACCAATCATGCGTTGAGCATGTACATACGATTTTGCAAGACCATTCAGGTCTTTGATGTCTGCCAGAGTGGGATCTGCGCGCAACGTATCATCAAGAGAAGCTCGCCAATCCATTACTGAACCGGCAGAGCTGCCCCCGGTGTCGCCAGCAGAACCAGCGTCCATGGACCCTCCGTTCATATCACTCATTGTTTAACTCCTCAAGTTGCTTCAAAAGTGCCCGTGCGTCTCTTTCCAAAAAACGCAAGATGCTNAGTACCAAGCGGCGCTGACCTTCACGGTGNGCCGTCTCGGTGGGATCACCTGCTACGTAAGTAGTGTCTGCGAGAAAACCTACTTTGCAGAGGTGTTCAAGCACACGCTCACCATCAGGCGTGGAAAAAGTTTTCTTGTAGCTGTCGTGCAGCTCAACGACGTTAGGTCTAGATCGGGGCACCTGGAACTCCTGAAGCACCTGGCTCAACACCTAAAGCAGGCGGAGGTTGCATTGCACCCTCAGGCATTACGGCAGCAGCAGTTGCTGCGTCCTTAGCCATGGCAGCCATTTCACGGTTCTTAGCCAAGTCAAGTTGTTGTTGTGCTTGCTGGCCTTTTTGCTCTCGCATCTGCTGCAGTTGTTCGATTGAAACAAGAGTCTCAAGAGGAGCATCAAGCAACTTAGCAGCCCAACGCACAGTACCATCAGCATCAATGTTGTCGAATACCTCAGGTTTGACGTTGGCCAAGGGAACCAGGGACTCCATCAAGCGAGTGAAGTTAAACAACTGCTGGGTCTTCTGTGCTCGAGCAACGGGAGACACGTAGTCAATGCGAGTGTTGCGACCGCGAATCTGCTGCGGAGCAGGAGGCAACATCTTGCGACGAACCATGATATTGAAGACACGGTCAATCATAGGACCAAGCAACTCAAATTGTAAGCGTCCAACCATGGGGCCCATGAGACGCATACGCTCTTCTTGGCGCTGCAACACCTCAGTGGCCGTCATGGAAGGACCCTCACGCATCTGCATCCAATCAACGTGGAACGTTTTTAGGATATGTGTACGGCGTGAATCAATGAACTCAAGACCAATGTCAGGACGAACACCTTCAACAAGAGGCATCACGCGGTCTTGCGTGCCTGAACGGTAGTAGTTGAGACCACCAGGGATCGTGCGCAATGGCAGCATGAAACCATCGTCAGGAACTAGCAAGGGAGGATCAGTAGCTTTCTGAGCAGCCTTAATCACGGTCTTGCTCATCTCGTTGACCATCTTGATGTCTGGCAAAGCAGTCATGGCAGGTGACCTACCGTAGACTTCACCAGCAGTCTTAGTCCAGCGAGGCACCATGTAGGGGAACTCGTTGAAGCCACTAAGATTCAGCAGCAGCTTTTCTTCTTCAAGGATGTATGCGCTCATGAAGGGCATATCCTTGGCAAGCTTACTGTCTGGATTAAACGTGTCACGAGGTTCAACTGCGTGGATGCAGGTAAACTCCTTGTGAGGATCCTTGTACACGTTCTCAATAAACTTCTCAGGCAGCGTGTCTTTGTACAACTGCAAGAGTTGACGACCAGTGTGCTTGTACTGACGGTACAAGGTATCAACTGAGCCTTCAGCGTTTTCGGCTACGTAGCACTCAGCTAAGTGGTAAGTTCTGAAGTTGATCGGCCTACCTGGTTTGTCTTCAATGTACAAGACGCCAGTGCCATACGAGCCGAGGTCAAGATACAACTCATGTATCATTGAGCCAAAGTTTGAGTTAGGTGAATGGAAGACTTCGCGGAACATCATCTCCACGACGCCTTGCAACCAAGCCCTAACTTCCTCTGACTCCTCTTCACGGGTGCGCTCAAGCAGCAGCGTGAACCAGGTCTCCGAAGGAGCGGTCAAATAGCCATGCAGACCAGAGGCCAGTTGCTCATTAGCAAGCGGAGCCGTCGAGTCGTAGACCTTGTCATACCTAGTTCGGTCACCCTGGCTACGTTGAGCATTGAAGTCGCCGCGTCTGGGATTAACGTAGTCTGTGCAATCTTGCCACAGACTTTCCCATGGGCTGCGAATCTGCTTTAGTTTTCCTAGGCGATCAAGCGTGGTGGTGACAAGCTTCTTTTGGTCTTGTCCCTTGTCCACGATTAACTACCGCCGAGAGGTGAGCGAGTACCGAGCAGTTTCTTCTTCTGCAGTTTTTCCATACCGATCGAAACACCTTGTGCTCCAGTCAGCATCGTGCCTTCACGAGTTTGAGTGCCTTCGCCCTCAACCTTACGCACGTTTTCAACTGCGTCTTGCACCGCTTTGTCAGAAGTCTTAGGAGCTTCTGGAGTCGGAGCAGGAGCCGAAGGCGCGCTAGGCGCAAGTCCCAATGTTTTACCAAGCCATCCACCACACATAACTATCTCCTTTTCTTAAAAAGGTTACCTACAACCTCGTAACCCAGGAGATGGTACAGTTGTGCCGTTCTCTCTGGGGCTACTTGAGTCGACGTGGCCGGAACAATTTCCTTAGCGCCACGTTCAAAAGCCCAATCTTCAAATGCCTGAACTAACTTGATTGCAGCCAAACCACCGCGTTTCGTTGAGTCAACGTACAACGCCAGATCGACTGCCATCAGATCCTTACTGAAATAATACTCTGTTAGCAAGCCCAGGTACATGCCAATTATAGTGCCGTCTTTTTCGGCGACGTACAAAAAATATTCGTCTGGCGTATCAACCATCAGGCTCAAGAGATGAGCCACCTTTTCGGGATCATACTTGCAGACCTGGGCATAGGCCGACTCGTTAAACATCTGTTCGCCTAACCGATTGATGATCGGCACGTCAGCGTGGACTGCGGGTCTAATCATAGGATCCGATACTCCATGTCGGCCATGCGAGGCAACTTCTTAGCACTCATGTCGAGCTGGTCGCGAATACCAACAGCCATGTATCGGAAAGCGTCTGCCGGGTGACTGGTCCAGTCGTGCAGCGGACGATCTCTGAAGACCTTGTTCTTCTCGTCAAAGTCCTTACGGTACTGGCGCAAAGACTCGATTAGGTGGCGGCACTTGACTTCGTCGAACCAGCACTTCGGCAAGGTGGTTCGGACGGCTTCGATACCGTCATCGATCCTAAGGTTTGGTACCACTCGGAACCTGATGCCAAGTTCTCGGGCAACTTCAAGTCGAGACTTACCGCTGCCAAGCTCACGAACTTGTATATCGTGCGGGGCCAAATGTTCTCCATAGACGTACTCTTTCTCCTTGATGATCTTGGCGTAATGCGCGATGCCCTCACCGGAGTTTTCGTAGTAGTCGATGATCCGAATTTCTTGGCCGTGCTTCTGATAAAAAACTATTGCAGTCGAGTCTGAGACTCCGAGGTCCCAAGCTGTATGGACCTCGAGACGCGGTTCGTAGGGAAGGGAGGTTAACCTACCGTCAGCGAGAAGCTTAGCCATGGCTGTGCCATAGTAGCTGCCGACTAGGGGAGCATCAAAACTGCAATAGAACTCTTGTTGGATCATCTCTTCTGGCATGCCGGCGTGTCGTTCTTCTTCGACGGCCTCAGATGAAATAGCCCTAGTGTCATCAACGGTCAGTGTTTGCTGAAACCACTTTTCATTTCGTCTTGCCATGTTGAGCAAGTCGTATCCATGATTTCGACCTCGAGCGGTATAAATAAACAACGCCCATCCGCCATTCTCAGCCAAGATGGGACGAATGTAATCCCATGCTCGGGGATCTTGGAGGGAGTATTCAGAGAAGACGACCCCGACTGGATTTGCTCCAACCAGTCTGTCGACATTGTCTGTACCCACCACCTGATAGATCGAGCCATTCTTCAGCGTCAGCCGCATCTCCGTGTTGTTGACGGCTTCCCACATCTCCTTGGGGAAGTGTTCAATAAACTTGCGGCCGTCGCGAGTCATCCCGTCCCAGGCAATCTTACGACCCTGGTTATAAGTCGGGAACAGATGCCAGTATAAACCAGGCCTGGTCAAAGCAGAAACAGCACACCAGTTGACAGACAACAAGTCTTTGCCAGCTCGTCGGTGCCAAACAGCTACGGCCCGTTTACCGCCGTCCTCCATAAACTTCCACAGGGGAAACTGGTAAGGACGTGGTGCCCAATCAAGTGGTACCGTTATCTCCGCCATCGGAATCCTTTACAACATCGCTAAACCGTACGACGTTAATGTTGAATGAACCGCTGCCCTCGATCTCCATCTCGACAGCCTTGCGCTTTGGAGCCACATACTGAGCCAACTCTTTAAACGCCTGGAACTTCAGTTCTTGGCTAGCCGTCGGGTCGACAGCAAGCATAGCCATCCCTTCAATAGGATCGCAATCAAGGGCCGCTAGCTTCTCTTCGATCTCTTGGGTCCGCTTGTTCTTGGAACCCGCAGGACGGCCGGCTCCTTCTCGTTTACCGCCAATTTGTGCCATAGTCCGTACCTCCTGTTTCAGATAATATAGGAACTTTGAGACATTGTACATAGATCCCCTGAATTTTGCTTGGGATCATACGGTTATTGGCATATTGTATTGATTGGCATTCTCTGCAATTTTCGCACGCTGTGTTGATTTTTTCCCTATACTAACCCCAATATGCACGGATTTTTGCCGATTTAGCTTTGAACGCCCCCGCAGAACCACTGACCTGGCGCGTTTAGGCCCTCGCCCCGCTGCCTGACACCCGGGCCCCAGTCCTGGAACCAGGTCGCAAGCCGGCAAGAAACATGCTTCTATATATAGAGCCATGAATCGAGGACCAAAAAGCCTGCAAAATTAGCGGAAATAAACGGAAAAAGGACCAGGAACCAAGGCAAACGGACAAAGGCGGAAGGTAGAATGGAGAGAAATGGGAGGGAATGAGGAGGAAAAAACCTGATTTTTAATCAGTGGAAGAAAGTAGTGTGGTGGAGGTCAGAAGAGTTCATGGCTCACAACAACTCGGACTCTTATAGAAATGAGAAGATTGGAGGA